GTTGAAAGCAAATTCTTCCAACGAATCACTTTGAATAATATCATTCTACGCTAAGAGCCTCTCTATAAAGTTCTCTCATCAATCCTTCGAGTTTTTGTTTGTCAACATTTGTTTCCACTTGATCAACATACTTCTTTAATATTGTAAGAGTATCTTCTGCTTGACTAACGATATCATCATCACTTTCAAGATCCAAATGGAAATGATCCTCTACTACTTGAAGATCAGCAACGCCTACTTTTTCTAATCGATCTATCAACAAATCAAACCAAGTTGGATTGGTTTTATTTCTTACAATCACTTTAACGTAAGTACCCTCAAGATCACTAAGATCAAACCCATTAACATAGCCAACAGGTTGATTGATATCATTGTAATGAATTTTAGTAAACATTTTAAAGGGGTTTGATATAAATTCTAACTCTCTTGTATCGAGATCTAAAACATGAAACCCTTTAAGATCTTCATAATCATTCCACATTATTTCATAAGGTGTACCAACATATGTAATGTTTCCTGATGTTGATTTGTGGTGATAGTGTCCTGACAAAACCATATCAAACTTATTAAAAACTTTACGATCCAAACCAACATCGCTAATATGTCCTTTGAACATCTCAAAGCCGACAACGTCAAAATGACCCATGACAATTTGAGCTTTGGTTTGCTCTAGTGCTTCCAAAGTTATTTGTTGATTATCATCAGTAATCCAAGGACATAAGAGAATCCTAACATCATTGATTGCTATTTCTTTGGGTTTTGATGTTATAACTTCAATGTTTGGTTTGTTAATTAGTAATTGTAATGAATTTAGATTGTTTGTATTTTTATAAAACACATCATGGTTACCAGCGATGATGTGGGTCTTATATTCTCCTTGATGTAAGCGGTTAAAAAAATATCTATTGCAGTCGTTCAAAGATGCAAAATTTATAAACTTCCTACGATCAAACACATCTCCAAGTTGAATAATATGTTCTATGTGATTTGCTTCAAGATATGGAAAAAATATATCATTATAAAACTTCTCAAAAAATTTAGAGAAGTGTGGACTGTCATTACGTGCACCAAAGTGCACGTCGCCTAAAATAGCTACTTTCATTGTTCTTCCTCAAAGAACTTTTCTAATCCCTGTTTACGTTTGATTCTTTTCTTGTCAAGATTGTCTTCGAATGTTCTAATGAAGTCGAACATGTTGTCATTGTCAAGATCAACAACAGTAGGAGTAAACTCGTTTTCATCGCCCTCGTGCTGCTCTATTAAAGTATTGAATAGCATGCTATTCTCTAATGATTTGTGTTTAATGTAAAGCTGTTTCTTTTCTTTTTGTATCCGTCTGAGAAAAGCAAAGTATATAATTTGTGTAAAATATGCAAAAGGATTATTTGATTTATCTGGATCAAAATTATCAAAATAACTTATACAATTTTCAATACCATCACTTATCATTTCCTCCCTATATGAATAGTTAACAAAATTTGGTTTCAAAGACAATCTATTTGCTATAAGAAGAATACAATGACCAACATAGTTAGGGATTTCTGGTTTAGGTTTTCCAGATTCCTCAGCTTGTTTAATGTTTTGTCTATGTTCTATGATTACCTGATAGAGGTGTTTGTTATCAACATAATGTACTGTCATACTAATTCACATTTTTAGGAGTTGGCATTTGTTCTAATAAATTTTCGTAAAATTTATCTTTGATATTTTTATCTTGATTAATTGCATTTCGAAGTTCCTGATCAATACTTTCTTCCATTTTACCATCGAAAGATTCTAGAACATGGTTATAATATTCAACGAAAGCATTTCTTGCATATGTGTTGTTTACAATATCAGATTGCTTGAATTCAAAAGTATCTTCTTTACTGAAAATCATGTATTTGACTAGCTTAACGGAAGGATATGAAGATAACGGATGGAATCTATACACTATTGTCATTGGACTTTTTAAAATAATAACATCTTCTTTTATAGTCACAAACTTTCCTACAACTTCCTCACCATTATAAAGTTTTAAAATTTTAACCATAACACTTCCTAAATTTTGACTGTGTATATTTTATAATCAAATTTTTCTTGATTATACATTTGAACTCTTTCAGCGAAATGTAACAACGTGAAGTTTTGTCTTGATTTGTACTGCATGTCATCAACAATATCATAAAGTACCGATGATAATTTAGTCTCACTTTTTCTCAAACCACGACCAATAGATTGTAATGTCTTCACTCTAGATTTACTAGGTGCTGCAAATATAATGTTATGAAGATTTCTTATGTTGATTCCTGTACTAAATGTTCCTGTCGAAGCAACAATGATAGAGTTTTCTTTAGTTTCAACTACTGATCTTACTTCTTCTCTATCCAAACCTCCAACAGTTCCATCAACATAATACACATCTTCTCTATACTTAGCAAGCTCTGTAAATAATTGAGTTCCGTGGCTAATCACTTTGAACAATAAAAGTGTGTTACCTTTTAGTGATAAAGCCAAATTTGTTATAAATCTATTTCGTTTGTTGTTGTTGATAATGTAATCTATTTCTTGTTGATAATCAAGCTTTTTATTATCATTTCTAGTTTGATCATCATAACTTAAAACAATTGCTTTAATTTTAAAATCAGCAAGTACTTTCTTTTCAATAAGTTCATTAGTTGTTATAACATGTTTCACAGCACCGAATAAACCTTCAAGTACTAACTTGTGTGTTTGTGTGCCATCAAGTGTTCCAGTGAATCCTAGCTTGAATTGACACTGATCCATCTTGGTTAAGATCCCTGTAAGACTTTTTGCCTTGTATAAATGAGCTTCATCACCTATCAATACACTAAACTGATTGAACCAACTCTTAGGTTGTTTATAAATTGATTGCCACGTAGTAACAACAATCCTATCTTTTGTATTCTTTTCTTGACCTTCGTAAATCTTATGAATGTGTTCGTCACAACCATATGACATAAAGTCTGATGACATTTGATGAACAAGCGACGTTGTTGGAACTATTATTAGTGTCTTAAGATTTAAGTACTTGACTATCAGGTAAATGATTAATGATTTACCTGATGCAGTTGGCGATAACATCAAAGCCCGTTGATTTCTGATTGCATAAACAAACGCGTCAATCTGATAATCTCGAGGTTGTATTGGAAGGTTTAATTCAGAGATAAACTTCTTTGCTGATACTAATGGAAAGTCTAAAGTAGCGAAGTCGTTCCTATCTTCATAATCGATTGCATAGCCACGTTCTGTTGCAAATTTAATTACATGAGTCACTAACCCAAGATACAATGTTCTTGCTGCAACATTGAACATTCTAATCTTACCATCCCAAACCTTGTTCTTAAACATAGGCATATGACGAGCCCCAGGAACATTGAATGTAAAGTATTCATTTAATTCCAAAGCTGTTCCGGAGTCACAATGTACTCTCATATACACATCGTTAAGTCTTTCAAGGGTTAGTATTTCACTCATGCGCCGTTAGTAAATTTATTCCAATCAATAGCATTCTTAATTAAAAACCCTCGATTGTTAAGGTTCTTAATCACTGATTCTAGAAAGTTAATCTTTTCTTTCTGTAATGAAAGTTTTTTAGCAGCGTTCAACATGTCTTGATCACTGTCCATATAAATTGGAAGATCGGCTTTCAGTACTTTCAGTGCAAATGGTTCCCATCCATTCGCTTTCAGAGCTCCTTGATCCATGATTCCCATGTAGTATTCATACTTCTCTTTGTACATTGTTTTCAACTCTAACTCCCATTTGTTTAATAACAAACGCTCTTGAGTGTAGATTTTATAGTATTTGTTATGGAGTTCGGGGATCTTCAAACTCTCTGTAGCAAGATCAACTGAGTTAATTTTGCTATCTTGATCCCATAATGTTTGTATATCCTCAAGTTTCATAGCACCTCCAAGTGGAGATACTATACATTGGTTTAGCAGTTATGACAACACAGAAATAGTAAAGATTCTGTATGCAAATGTTGCTGTACAGGTCAGATAGTCTATATCAGTAATAGTTGAATCAAAAGATAATTCAGACAAGTTGATTGGATATACGTCTTTAAAAGTTACTTGATAATTAGGATTCATTTTACTGTTTGTGATAATCAGAAATGCATCTGTGTATACACCTTCTCCAGACATTAATCCAACATTAGGAGGTTCAATAGCACTTCTTTGACCAAAGTTATCAGGATATCCTATTCCAACAAGCCAATTGTATAATTCAAGATAATTAGCAAGATCTTCATCTACTTTAAAAGTAACGTCTAACTGACCGTATGTTAATTTATCTCCAGGAAATGGAATCTTAATAAATGGGTTTTCAACATCAACTGTTCCAAGACTAAACGAAGGAAGGTTGACTGATTGGACAAAAAAGTTTACATTTGGTAATTTTTTAATACCAAATTTAAAACCGTTCGGAGATAAAAAATTTTTGTTGGTTGGTTGATTGTCTAACGCACTCATATTTCCTCCATCACATATTTATCAGCAATAAAAAAGGGCCCTCGAAAGGGCCCTCAATACCGTTCTTGTTATTATTATTAGTGACGGTAAATTACATAATGTTGTTAACAATAACTCTACGGTAGTAGACGTTACTATCAATTTCAAGAGTAGCTGTCGAAGAAGCAGCTGTGATACCTTTAGCAAATGGGTTTGGTGCCATTCCGTATCTTGTCTTAAATCCAATCTTTGGTTGGAAGTTAGCAGGATCAACAGCACGAACCATTTGGAGAGGTACGTATGGGCAGTAGAACAAACCAGCGTCAAATGCGTTTGCACCTTTATAACCAACTGTCATGTAGTTGTTAGTTACATAAGGATCAACATAAACACGGACACGTCCATTTAGAACACCAGCAAATGTGTTGCCTGTGTCGTCAACTTGGAGGTTGTTACTATTGAGAGCAGGTGTATAATCAAGAACACCAGCCATCTGAAGTGCAGAAGCTACATCAGAAGAACAGATGATGATGTTGCCTTTACCTCTACGAGTATCTTTGGCAATTTGGTTAGCCTCGCGCTCGATTTGGAACATCAAACCTTTGAACTTTTCAACCATCCAACGACCGTTTGAATCTGTATCTAGATCAAACTTTCCTTGTGTTGTTGTGCCTGTGTTGGCACCACGGACAGCAACGACGTTGATAGAACGAACAACTTCACGATTGATCTCAGCAAGGATCTCAGTTGTGAGGATGTTTGAAAGTTCTGTCTCAGCATCAAGACCATGAATTGCTTTCAAGTCTTGTGCAAGTTCCATTGTGTACTCAGCTTTTAGAGCACGTGAACGAGCTGTAACAGTTACTTTGTCGATTGAGAAACCCATTTCTGGGAATGCGTTACCACCAGAATCACCAAGTGCTTCTGACACTGATGTGGACATTCCTTCAGCAAAGTTGTATCCATTACCAGGAAGGTTAACGGTGTTACCGTTTGTACCACCAACAGCAGTACCAGTGTGAGCATTACCCAACTGAGCGCCACCACCTTTGACAGTAGTGAAAGCTGTGTTGACTTCGTTATAGAAAGTCTCGTCGTTTAATTGTGTACTATTTGCGTACTTAGCACGCATTGCAAAAATAAGACCCGTAGGACCAGTCATTGGTTGAACACCGCAAACATCGTAAGCCATAAGGTTAGGCATAGAACGACGAACGAGGCTGATCAATACTGGATCAAAGTTGCTCATATTACCAGCAACGTTGACAGGTGCTTCTGTCAAGAACTGGCCGCCAGCAATATTGCCAGCTTCTCTTAGCGCACGTTCTGTATTTTCAAGAACGGTTGCTGTTACGTTACGCTTATGGAGGTCCTTGATACCAGGTAGATCCTCGTGATCAAGAACTGGACCCCATTTAGCTTGAAGTTCTTCAGTTACATACATTTGTGTTTCCCCTTGTTATTATTCAGGTTATTTTTATTTATAATAATTATCTTTTTACAGTTCTTGACAAAGCTGAAACGTAAGCACTGACTGATGGATCAACGTTTACTTTCTTTGTCTGCTCCTCGTTGGACGCTAGAGCTTCTTCTTCAACTTCTTCGAACAGTTGCTTGGTCGAATTAACTGAAGGGAAGTAGTTCTCTTTAACAATCTCTAACTTCTTTTTAAAGTTATCAGGAGTGTCAAAGTCAACACCTTCGGCTAAAGCTGCTAGCTTCTCAATTTGAGTTGCAGCAAGGCCTTCGGATACATCAGCGAGGATCTTCTCACGAGTGTTCTCACTTAGTTGACCTTTAAGATCGATGTTTTCTTGCATAACACTGTTAAGTTTTTCTTCAAGTTCATCAACCTTAGTAGCCATCTCACCTAGAACATCTACTTTATCTTCTGGAATCTCAATGTAGTGCTCTTGGAAAAGAGACTTGAGACCATTGATAAAGCCCTCTGTGATTTCTGTTTTGATAGAAGACTCAATTGCAACTTGATTTTCTTGCATCCATTGCTCTGTAGCATAGTTCATATACTGATCAAGTTTTTCTATCAGTTCATTTGTAAGAGATTTGAAATCTTCTTCGAGCTTCTGCTCATATTCTTCTTCTAGTCTTTGTATTTCTTCTTGTACTTGAGCAGAAACTGCGGCTTCAAAAATTGTTGTTGCTTTGCTTCGGAAATCTTCTGATAGATCTTCTCCATGAAAGATTGCATCAATGTGCTCTTTCATCGAGCCAGAAGCAGCGCTAGGTTTAGCAGCAATGGTACCTTTATTGGAAGCAGAAGCATCACCAGTAGGTTTAACATTGCTGTCTGTTGGTGTGTCTTCGATTGGTGTGTTTGCCGGGTTCTGACCTTTTTGCATTGGTTCGCTATTACGCTTGTCCGCAGTTCGAGTTGGTGTCTGACCACCGTGAGGATCAGCTCCATGAGCAACCCCGGTAGTTCCACCACCAACTTCTACCTTCTCCTCAATATTCTTTTGTTCAGAGATCACAGACTTAACTACGTCTCCGAATGATTTTCCTTTAGCCATTAAAGTAACTCCTTAACTATATGTAATATTTATAAATTTATTTATTTCTTATAGAACTTAGGAAATGTTCGAAGACTTTGATAGCTGTCTCTTCAAAATCAGCTCTAGAAACTTTCTCAATTGTCTTTTTATAAGATTCAACTTGCTGTTGTTTTAAGATCCCATTATCCCAAACCCACTCTACTCCTTCCATAATACCTTGAACAAAAGCATTAGGAGCTGAAGGATCAGCAACAATATCAGCAGCTGTAGCAAGATAGAAGTCATCCTGAACTTCCATAATACCGTTCTTTTCTTTTATAGAACCCATGCCTCTCGTAGATACACCAAGCTGCACACCACTCTCTAAAAGATTCCTGGCAATGTTACCCATTGGTGTTCCTAGAATCTCTGCTTTACCAATAAAATCATTTCCTTCTCTTTTTAAGGAAACAATTTTATGAGAAACTCTATCTAAACCAATAGTAGGACCATTAGGATGTCCTAGCTCACCAAGTGCTCGCCCAGTGTTCACATAGTCGTTGTTATATTTGTTAACAACATTTTCCATGTAGGACATTCTGTAAACACGACCGTTTCTGTTCTGTTGTTCAGTTTGAATAAAAGGACCACTAATATAGAACTTTTTCTTTCCTTCTTTTTCTTCTGTTAAGAACTTTACGTTCTCTACTTGTTCTATCATTAACTTCATGTTTGATCCTTAACTAAAAGCAACTGGTGTAGCTGTGACTAAAGA